TCAGTCCGTGGTAGACAATCAAAACAATCGTGAAGAATAACCCTTACTTCACCTTGATAATGTTGATCAATCTCTTCATGAGAATGTGCAATACGAATCTTTTTCTTATTGAATACTGCTTTAGTACCAATAAAGAATGTACCCGTAGCAGGATCAGTTCCCCAAACAATAGCAGGGCAACCATCAATTTTTACAGAAACATATGCGGGTTCAGCAAACCAATCAAGGACTGAAAGGTCACCTGTAAGAATAGAATCTTCAGGATGTTCAAGGTGAAGGTTTTTCATTTTGGTTGCACAAAATCAGCAGTTTGATGGAGTCCGTCAGAAATAAATTGACGAGCAGATGTGTTAGTCCAGAGAAGAATACCAACACCAATGATAATTAAGGTTTTCATTTGCTTACGTGATGTTTATCGTGATTGAGGATCTATTAAAATAACTCCTATTGCAATGAATGTCATTGCCATCAGCATTGATACAAAAAACACTACCATTCACTTACCAACTCCATAATGCTGATAGTCAATAGAAAGGATGCAATGTGCCGCATCGTTTGTGATTTCTTCGATCAAATCATCTTCATCATCTGCCTCCCAAATTTTACCAATATAATTCTCAGCAAGTTCCTCACTCGTTAATGGTTCAAGTGAAGGATCGTAGATGCTGTCATCAACATCAAACTCAATTTTTGTGATTTGAAATTGCATTACTTACCGACTCCATAATCAGGGGCAGTTGCTTCCAGTTTACCAATTTCTGTTGTTTGTTGTGGTGATGTAGGCATCAAATCCATCAGGGTTTCTTCACCATAATAGTCCAAAATCTCACTCTTTACGTCATCTTCGTCCCAATCCTTAATGTTCTGCTCAATACTCTCAACAGCAAATGTGATCAGAGCATCCATATCCATACCCTCAACAATCATCTCAGCATAGTTGAGTTTGAACTGGTCAAGTTGCTTCGCTTTCATTTTGTCCTTTTTAATGTCTGGATGTGGAGCGTAGAGTGGACCTTGATAGTTACCAGCAAATTCAGTCATTGGGTTCTTTGGTTGAACAATTTAATTGTAGCGTTAGAACCCCCACCAGAGGACTCTAAATGGACAGTTAAACCACTGGCACATACATATGACCATATTTACCGAAAACATCCTTAAATCGCTCTACATCTTTTCCTAAGTAGATGATAGCAGATTGAAATGGTGCGGCACTTGCAGCAGCACCAAACCGCAATCTTTTGTTTACAGCAATCCACGGATATTTTGCCACAGAGTTCCACCATTTCGTAGAAACGTCCAACTTAATTAGAAGAACCATTTCTTTTGCATTTCCACATTCATACTGCTGTGCAGCATACGGCACCCATTCTTTACTATTAGAATATGGATGGTTCATAAACACACTATCAGCAATCCATTCGTGTGCTAAACCATTTGTTTCTTCAGTGTAGACTTTCTTCGCAGGTACGTTACCATCATCCACATCATCTGAACAAGGATCAAGGTCAACAGAACCACCGAAAAACTTAACAACATCACCAACAAATTCGACAGGTGTGTTCCAGGTATCTTTACGATTACCCGTGCTTGCAGTCAACGCTTGAAGTGCAGTTACGCTCATTTAAGAACTCCTTTTCCAAAACTTGTTGTTAAGTAAAATGCCATATACTTATCCTTCAACTCAACTCCATTATAGCACAGTGGTGTATATTCACCATGCCTATTTTTGCTTGCTTTGGTGCGAATTTGAAGTAGATTGTTTGGTCCAGTGAAAGTGTGCAGAGTTGCACCATTTTCATATACGTTCTTAATTTGTGCGGAAATATATCCGTAATCTTCAGATAGTTGCTGATAATGATGCGAATCAAGTTCTTGATTCACAATCTTTACTCCCATATATTCATTATCACGACTAAAACCAACGTAGATAGTTTGTGCTAATTTTATACCAACTTTACTCTCTTCAAACTCTAAAGAATTATCAATAATATCTACAAGACAATGATTTAACAGTGTGACAGCAATACTCTCACCAACAGTGAAAGATTTAATCTCACCATCACTAAGATCAGTCAGATTGCTGCTGTTAGCAACACCCAGCGCAGTCTCCAAAAGTTGACCACGCTCACCCTTATTCTTGCCAGGTTTCCGAAAACCACTGAAGTCAGTAGTTTTCAATCTAGCGTAGACTTGATTAGTGGAAAGTTTCATCATGAACAATCAGGATGTGGTTGTGGTAGCGTAGCACAGATTAGAAAACATTAGTCCAGCGTTCGTGCTGTACTTTACTAATGCGACCCTCCTTCAGCATGTTGTCGCACACGTTACAGAATACTTCAAACTTCTGGAGACGGGTGAGCTTAGTGCCTTGAGCAGTCTCACCGATGACTTTGAGTATGTTGCCTTTGAGCATTGGTCTCTTGCGATTACTTTGTAATCATACAGCAGAGCACAGACGATTGATGAACTTGTGGGACACTTGTTGAACTGGCACATTAAAAGTATCAGTCATATACCAGTCGTATAACCTCTCTTCTTCTTCTCTTGCCTCAATTTCGTGTGGTTGATGCTCATATTCCCAATTTTCTACGGGTTCTTGTGAATAACACAATTTTCCACTCTTAAAATGCAGAGAACCAAGAACCCACTGTCTCAGGTGAACTAATTCGTGCAAAAGAGTCTTAACATAAGTCTCCCTGTCCATATCAGATTGAAGTTCAATCATAAAATGACGTGGACGATAAGTTCTACCCAGAACGTCACAATAACCAACAACTTGTTCACGTTTCAATCCCTTGTGAATAATATCAACAGAGATTTTATGGCGTGGAAAAAAGTTGTTCAAAAACCAAGAGGTAACATCCTCACAGATGATCTTAGAATAACCGTATCCAGAATGGTAAATGTTAGACATGTTGCCCAGTGTAGAAACCAGATGAATGATGAAACGAATAAAAGTTTTTCTTTAGAAGTCACTATTTGTGGTCAAGGAATTGAGTGATGCAGAACTTTCCATTTTTTGTGCGGGTGTCGTTCTCCATCATTATAACAGGTGTTGAGCGATGCGCGAGCATCGATGGAAACACAATGATACGATTGTTTATACACTCAATTTCAATTTGATGTTCTGGGAACTGTAAGTTTCCACCTTCAAATTTTTTAGGGTTTCTGTAAAAATAAGTCACTGCTGTTAATCTACACGTATCTTTGTGTGCAGGGTACTCATTAGTATCTTCATAGTATAAAATATGCGTTGAATGTTGATTGATTGAATCAATGTCAAAATACCAATGTGGATGATTAGAAATTAAACTAGCATCATTCATGAATAACTTCTCAGTTATTTGTAATATGCTAGAATATTTTCTCTGTTTGTAAAAACTGTCAAGATACTGACAACCAACATTTTTTATATTTTTTCCTTCTTCTGTAGCACCACCTGTATCATCGAAAGGAGGAATTAACCTCCTTTCAGTACAAAGATAATCCAATTCTACCATGATTTCAGACTGTTCATTATCATCATAAAGGTCATCTATGACAATAAATGGCACTCTTTCCTCATGGTATTTTAGATTCATTTCTTATTCAAAATACTATATTTAATTAGCGAATATACAAGTAACCACCCGCCCAATCAGCACGGGAGAAACACTCCTCACGAGATGCAATCTCTAGCAAACGATAGCGCACAATCTTAGCAGGTGCTTTGTATGATGCTGCTTTGTAAACTTCACCAGTCTTTTTATCAACAAATGCGTGGACACTGCGTGACCCACTATCAGTCTCCATGATGATTTTATGATACTTTCTACCAGATTCTATGTAAAACTTATACACGGGAGCATTATGACGACCGATTTTACCATGATTACGAGACTTGAAATTATCTACGAGAGCATCACACAAGGTGTTGCAATGCTTAACGATGTTTTCTTGAATGGTTTTCCGTGCTTCTTGAGTGGCAGCGAAGTCAGCGAAGTCGGTGGTCATGGGTGGTTCCCTTGATTACTTTGTTATTGTAAGGGCATATGGGTGCCTCTCAGGACACCCTTATGCCAGTTATTCAACTGTCCGTAATAGATCCAGCAGGGATTTCAGTCAGTTTGGCAGTAGTACCGTGCAAATCGTAGCAAATCCACTCATTGAAACGATTGAAGATGTAAGCATACTCTTCACCATCGTTCAGATATTCAACGATGTTATCATCAACTCGTGGTTCATTGTCTCTGATAGATTCTCCACGCGAAGTGTAGTATTTGGGGCCAGTTTTAGGTAGAGTTTCATTATTCCAACCTGCATTAGTATGCAGACAGGAAATGTTACCACCATCAATCAGTTCACGAACTTGTTCAACAGTAGTGTAATGCTCACGAAGAACGCGACCATTGAAGGAGGGATAACCGTCATAGTGACAGTAGACAGACATAATGTTGTTGTCCTTGAGTTCGATGCCGATGCGTGAACGAGTGCCCATAATAGAGAAATGTGTGTGAGAGGTATCGAATGTTTGTGTGCCTTTACAATCACGTCATTTCCCCGCTTCTAAGTCGGGGTAGTGATCAACCTCTCTGTGTGTTCGTGGTGGGTCTCCCCTCCACTCATCTAATATCGCATAAAAAAAGCACTCCGTCAAGAGTGCTGTGACACTTATCGAATCGTCCCCTCAGTCCTCGTAAATTCTACATTCATCTGCATCAGGATTTTCATCACAATACATCTCTAATGGTGTAGGATCGTGATGGTCTTTGGGATTATGTTCATGATAAATTTCTAAATCATGAAGTTCAGATTCAATATGACGACGTTGTTGAGGAGAA